GAAGTCGTTATTGGTGGCGCAATAAAGATTGCTGCTCCATTTGTGCGTGGGTTAAGAGGTAAAAGGCTTGAGGGAGAAGAGCTTCAAACAGTCGGCATGGGTCTTGCTGATGAAAAAGCGTCTAAAAGAATACTTTTAGCTCAAGCAAAAGAAATTTCTGAAAAAACAGGCCGTCCCGTTGATGAGGTAATGACCGAAATTTCTGGGCCAACAGGCATGGGGTTTGGCGAAACTCGTGTTGGATTTGGAGGTTTAGCACCAACTCTTGATACTGCCGGGGGAACAGCAATTGGTGCCAGAGCGCAAAGAATTGGTGAAAAAATCAGAGGCACAAGTCAACGGTTAATTAACAATTATAAAACTTTAAATGATACTTTTAATACTTACAAATCCCAACTTGGATTGTCTGCTGATGCACCTATATCCCAGACCATTGCAGATGAAGCTGGTGAGGTATTAAAAGCTGGAATACAAGGCAAAAATCAAGCTTTAAGAGTTGCAGAAGAAGAAGCCAGAATGGGAGTTTTAAATCAATTTGATGAACTCACTAAAGAGCTTGGCGCAGCAGCAAAATCAGATGACAGTATAAATAATTTTGTATTTCAGTCCTTGGCTAAATCACTTAACCAATTTGATCAGTTAGCAACATCTAAGTATGCGGCTATTGATAAGGTCATGAAAGACACGGTTGGTGATGCGGAAATATTTCTTACAAGTGACTTAAAGAAAACAGCAAAAAAACTTAAAACACGTTACACACCATCTATCAGAGCCAGCACTGGAATTCCTGACAAGCTGGCAGATGAAGATTTAGTAGCGAATGCAATTATACAAGGTTTTGAGGGCCTCGGAGACAAGGCTTCCTTTGCTCAACTTTATCTTCTTCGTAAAAAGCTATGGGATACAAACTTCGCTTTCAAAGGCATGAATGGCACGGATAAACTTGATGATGCAATCCGTCAAATAGACGGCATGATGACAGAACAGGCTGTTAAAAACGTGGCCATATCTCCTGCCGCTTCTTCACTTAGCGCCGATAGTGTTCAATTATTAAACAATGCTGCCGAACAGCTTGCTCCTGCTCGTAAGTTCTATTTGGACGGCATGACCAAAATTGACAACATGACCAGAGCAACAGGCTTGAAAGAACTAAGAGACAATGTTGTTAGGAGCAGAAATTCTGGCACTCCTATAGAAGATTTAATGCCGAATGTTACTCTTATGTCTAAAATAATTAAAAATGGGGATGCTCAGTCTGTAACTAAAACCTTAGATGTTATTAGAGCAAACGCACCTAAAGGGCAAAAAGACAAGCTTACGAATGAATTTAGAGAACGCCTTGCAACTGAGTGGTTAACAAATGCTGCAAAGAAAACAAGCTTTAAGGCTGATGATGCTTATGCTTTTAAGGGATCTAATTTTTCTCAACAGATTGACGATTTAGGCGCGACTGGTGATGTTCTTTTTGGAAAAGAACGGTATGCAAAGATTAAAAATCTTGCAGATCAAATACGTCAAACAACTATTCCCGGGAGAACAAGTAAGGTAGATGTGGAAAACGCATTAATGATGGCAAGATCTACAGGTGCTAAACAACCATTTGTAAATGCTTTGCAAAACGTAGCGAAAGCTCAAAAAGAAGCTTACGATTTTCAAAATAATAGCATCCGAAAGAAAATATTGGCTAATGAAGATATAGACGCTGGAGTGGCAGCTTCTTATATCTCAGGCCCAGCTAAAACTAATGAAGTAAAATCAATAATGAACTCACTTGATGATGCTGGCAGGGAAAAAGTGCAACAATTTTTCTTATCTCAGTTAACTCAAGATTTTGGAGTTAGCGCACTTGTCGATGGAAAGGCTTTACAGGGTATGTCTAAGGCTTTCTCTGCGGCAGCAGAAAAAGGCAAGTTAAGAGCCGTGTTTGGCAAAGAAACTGGAATTGATATGGAAAAGTTTGCTAAAATTCTAGCGGCAAATGCAAAAACTGCTCAAGGCGGTGATCTTATTGCGGCTAATATCGCTGCAAGTCCTTTAGCTAATCTGGGTTCAATTATCAGAGCTACTTTAGTTACAAGGATTTTAGACTCTGCACCAATATATCGTAGAGTCGTTAGAGACTATGAGCGTATGTCAAAAGGTCTTAGCCCTAAATCAAAGTCAGAGCTTCTAGGACAATTAATTGGAGCTGCTGTTGCTCAAACTCCGGGTCAAGCTTTGCAAGAAGGCGTTAACGAAGCCTCTAAACAAATTCGTGCCATAGCTGATAACTCAGGATTAACTGAACAATTGTCCGCAATCCGAAGTAAGATGACTCCACCAAACACAGCATCTAGTCTTGGAGGCATAAACGTAACACAACCAACAGCCCCAGCAGGAACCAGTACAATTCGACAACAGGCAGCAGCGAACCCCGGTGTAGCTCAAACCTTGGGCATCAGAGGCCCAACGGCAGGTCTGTTAGGAACAGGGAACCCGTAAAATGAACAAAGACAGATTACGCGAAGAGATAGCCGCTGATGAAGGCGTTAAACTCAACAGTGAAGGTGATCATATCATATATTTAGATCACCTATCACTCCCAACCTGTGGTGTGGGTCATTTAATTACTGAGTCAGATGAAGAGTATGGCAAACCTGTAGGCACAGTCGTTGAAAAAGAGAGAGTGCGGAAATTGTTCGCCTTAGACATTGCAGTGACTATAGACGAGTGTCGAGTGCTATATGATGACTTTGATGACTTACCAGAAGAAGCACAACATATTATTGCAAACATGTGCTTTAATATGGGACGTCCCCGGTTGTCTAACTTTAAAATGATGAAAGCTGCTGTAGACGCTAGAGACTGGAATGAAGCCGCAGAACAGATGATAGATTCTAGGTGGCACGATCAAGTCCCGAATCGAGCCAAGCGTTTGGTTAAACGGATGAGGGCGCTGGCTGATTAACGGTTTTGCCGTTTGATATTTGTAATCCACACACGTTGCAAATTGTTATATCTTTACTATAGTCCACAGCGCTTTTGCACTTGGGGCATAGACCTGCCTCTATGAGCCTTTGCATTTCGCCTTTCTCCCTCATGCGGCTGAACCAATACCAGAATTAACTTCATTGCCATAACGCTCCTGATAAGAGTCAGAAACAAGTTTTGTAATTTGTTGTGATATTTTGCGATGATCGTCTGTAGCCAGTTTTGCAAGTTTCTTATGTGTCGCAAGATCTACAGCAACTGACTTGTATTGTTTTGTATCAGTCATTATAATACTCCCATAAATTAACAACTATAGACATATATTAGCATGTACAACTACAAACGCAAGACAAACAAATACGGTGCCAGAAAAACTACTTTTATGGGGATCAAGTTTGATTCCAAGTGGGAGGCAGAGCGTTGGGGCGAACTTACAGCTATGGAAAAAGCTGGTTACATAACAGACCTGCAAAGACAAATCTCATATGAGATTGTGGTCAACGATCAAAAGATTTGTAAATATGTGGCTGACTTTCGATATAATAAAGTAGATGAGTACGGTAGTCTTGAGGAAGTTGTAGAAGATGCCAAAGGCGTGGAAACTGCTGAATTTAAACTCAAAAAGAAACTCATGAAAGCTGTTTATGGAGTTGAGATTTACCTTTCTAAAAAAAATAATAACAATTTTCTCAAATTGCCCTTGACTTGAAAAGATTGCATGCTTACCTTTCAGTTGTATCTAGCGATATTCAAACTCTGAAAGGAAAAGCAATGAACGCTATTACTTTGAATAATGATCTGACTGCTTTGTTTAACAAGCGCGAAGATCTCAAATCTAAAATTGATGATCTGCAAAAAGAATTGAAGATCGTTAATAACTCCCTCAAAGATCAGTTTGAAGAGACTGCCAAGATGCAGCTTGCTCAAGACGGCAAGGATTTTGGTCAGACTACAATGAACAATGGTGACTTCAAAGTTACCGTTGATTTTCGTAAGAAGGTCTTATGGGATGAGACTATTCTGTTGCGTGTTCTTAATTCTTTGGATGAGGATACAGCAAAGCATCTGGCTACGGTCAAATACACTGTACCTGAAGCAAAGTTTCAGAATGCCACACCAGATCTTAAAGCAGCACTGTCTGAGGCTCGTACCGTTGAGTTGCAGGGCGTGTCTGTTGATATAAAAAGAAGAGAGGAAGGTTAATGCTTAAAATAATTACAGCAGAAGAAAGGCTTGCCGAAAAGCGCGGTCACAAGATCGTAATTGGTGGAAAGTCAGGGGTGGGCAAGACGAGTCTTGTCCGCACCCTTGATATGGACAAAACATTATTCATGGACTTGGAAGCTGGTGATGCCGCTATTGAAGGATGTAAAGTTGATGTGATTAGACCGCGCACTTGGCAGGAGTGCAGAGACTTTGCATGCTTTCTTGGCGGTGGCAATCCTGCAATAACAGATGACTCTCCATATTCAATGACACACTATGACGGAGTTTGTCAGGTTTATGGTGATCCCACTCCAGTTCTTGAGAAATACGATACTATTTTTATTGATAGTATTACAGTCGCAGGTCGGCTTTGTTTTTCATATAATCAAAACTCACCAGAGAACAGATCAGATCGTTCAGGCAAGTTAGACACTCGTGCGGTTTATGGCGCTCAAGGTCGTGAGATGATGGCATGGTTAACACACCTTCAGCATATTCGTGACAAGAACGTAATTTTTGTCGGCATTTTAGACGAAAAGACGGATGACTATGGACGCATCACTTACGACTTGCAGATTGAGGGTGCAAAGACTGGGCGTGAGTTGCCCGGAATTGTGGATGAACTAATCACGATGACAACACTTACGGCGGATGATGGCACATTATTCAGAGCCTTTGTCTGCGACACACTAAACCAGTGGGGCTATCCCGCTAAAGATAGAAGCGGCAGACTTGAAGCTATTGAAGAGCCGCATCTTGGCAAACTCTTTGAAAAAATGTCTGGTCCAAGGCCAGAAGCAATGCAGTTTGTAAATCCCAAAACGGTCAATAACACAGAAGAGGAAAACGTAGATGCTTGATCTAAATAACGTACCGCCAAACGAGGGCGGAAACTTTGAACTTATACCTGACGGCACTGTCGTTAATGCTATCATTAAACTGGAAGGTGGAAATCTGGAGATTCCCGAATATGGTGCTGGCACCTTCTTTAAGCAGTCTCTAACCACCAGCGCAAAATGGTTGCCGATTGAGTTTACCATAGTGGGCGGTAACTTTGATAAATGCACATTTAAACAGAACGTCTTTGTTGATGGCGATGCTAAAGATGAGAATGGCATGTCCAAAGCCCGAAAGATTGGTTTAAATCGCATTAAGGATAT